TTATTTCTAATTGTCCTTTAGCTAATTCCTGTGCATGCTTCTCTGCCATTGTAGCTATCTCGTGAGCAAGTTTATTCTTTGCATCTTTGTCTTCTATAAACTTACCTATTAACTTTGTAGCAGGTCCTATTAAACTTAGTAGTGCCATGTTACTTCCTTTCTATTTTTTTCCATTCTGTTATTGATGTTGGCTTTTCTGCGTTCTCATCTTTTAATACATCTAAACTGTAATGTATATTTAAATGTGGGTGTTTATCATGTAATTTTAATAATTTATCTGTCCAATACTCCGGAGTTTTTATATTAACGTGTACGTTTCTACCATCTTTAAATGTCTTCAATGCTTTATAACAAGCTATAGTTAAGAATATAAATTTTTTACCATAAGAAAAAACCTCTTCTAAAATCCAGTCCACATCTTTTTCATCTATATGTTCTATAACATCTGTGCATAATACAGCATCATATTTACCTTTAGGTAATTTACTGTATTTAGGATATGCTGGGTCATATAAAGAGTAGAAATCTAGTTGCCAGTGTTCAGGTAAAGGTTTATCTAATACTAAACTATTACTTTCATTTATTGCTAGTTTATTGTAATCTAAATCATTATATAATAATGCTTTTCCACAACCATAATCTAATAAACTTTTAGCACCCTCTTTAAAAATAACTTTAGTAATTTTGTTTATGTGATTTGCTAAACAAAGTCCATTAAAGTATTTAATATTTTTATGAAACTCTTCATATTCTCTTAATAAATATTTATATTCTTCAGATGTATTTTCTCTACTATACATTAAAAATCTCTTGATACTTTGGTAAAGTTTCTCTATCTACACTATTTTTCCATAACTCTGATACTAAAGTATTTTCACCATGAAAGTAGTAATTAACACCCATAGTCTTATCAGCAAAAGTTTTTTCACAATCTTGAGCCATTGCAAGTAACTCACCAGTAGTCCAAAAATCTTTTTTACCCACAGATACTTTCATATACTTTGGTCTTCTTGGTTCATCATCAGCACCAGTAGTTTCTTTCTTCATATCATCTGTAGGCTCTTTATCTAATGAACATTCAAAGCCAAACAAGTGCATGTTTCTAAAACCCATAGTATGTAACATACCTATAGCTCTCATAGCTGCACATGTGCCACCGGTAATTAGTGTAGCACCTGCTGGTAAACCTACATCTTCTCTAATCTTTACCTGATTATTTTTTATTACATGTTTTCTATCTTCATCATCTCTTAATGATTCTGTAAATGCATGCCAACCCCATATGTCTGCTTTCTTTTCGATAAGATAATTAGTAACAGAAGGGTCTGTCATAGATGCAACTAGAAACTTAGTATCTGTTGTAATATCTTTTAACAAATCTTTTCTTTTAATTCCATGTGTACTTTCACCTTCAATAGAACGTGGGTCTAATAATATACATGCTTTTGGTTTTATATTATTTTTTAATAAACCTGGATAAGCATGTTTAACACACATAGTTAAAGCATTTGGATATTTTTTTATAGTTTCTTTTAAATCTATATAATCAATACCTGGACCACCAGAAATAATAATTGCATGGTCCGTATGAGTTCTGTATTTACTTATAAATTTATTCTTATTAATAAGTTTTAAATTATCTTTTATGTTATTTCTTATATAATCTTTTGGAACACAATCTCTAGGATTAACAACTATAGGAACTCTTTGTAAATCTGCTGGTATTGTAGGAAGGTTGCCATCATTTAGTATTAACATTAAGTTAGTAAAACCACCACCATTAACTTTATCACCTGAAGGTAAAATAAATTTACGAATATCTTTATTACCTTTTAAACTATCCCAAACTTTATTAACACCATAATAAGCATCATTGGGAGCCATTTTATCATCATCAGGTCTAAAATAGTGGTCAAACATAATAATAGGAGTTTTATTAACACATTCATAATCATGTGCGACAGTTTTTATACTATTACCTCCACCCACAAATGCCATATCAAACCATTCACCTTGGTCTTGTAAAACATCTTTTGTATTACCTTTATTTAATTCAAATATAAATGTTTTATTTTTAGTTTCTTTAATATGTTCTGCAAAAGATTGTAGTCTTTCTTGAACAGCAGACATTTTGTTATGAGCTTTTGCATTAAATTCTTCATGGTCTGTTTCAATAGTAGCATCTTCAAATAAATCATAACCATGATAAGTAAAAGTATCAGTATAATCAAAAGCAGTTAATGCCATTTGTATAGCTCTTCCACCATTCCAAGTACCGGTTTCTACAATAGATTTAGGTTCATATTGTTTCATTATTTGTGATATCTGTTGATATCTATTAGGTTTAATATCAGGAGCAACACTATCTGATAAAGGAAAAGCTCTTTCACCATTACCTTTTCTTATAGCAACTTTAGAAAAATCTGGTCTACCAGCAAAATGATAAAAGAAATCATTCATAGCAGTTATTTGTTCTACTTTCATGCCATGTGCTTGATATAAAGTTAATAATCTAGATAAAATATAATAGTCATGCCACTCTCTATACTTAGTCATCTCACCTAATATATATGCACCACGTAAGTCTGCAAGTATATCTACAGTAGGTTGTTTATCTAAATTAAAAGCCATAAAGAAAGGCTCATCAGGATTGTAAACAATATCAGCTTTGTCATTTAACATAGATAATATATCTTGTTTAGTTAATCTTTTCTTTAAATAAGAATCTGCATCAATCCATATTAACCAACCTGCTTCTTTACTTTTTTCTGCTAAATTAAAAGCCATCTCAGTTAAAGCAAATACTTTATGTGACCATTTTAATGCATCTAACTTTTCATTGTAGGGTATCTTACCATCCTCTGTACCATCATGCTCTGCATATCTTTTTAAAAAATCTTCATGGTCTTTTATATCATGTAAACTTTTATAAGTATAATCTGGTAAAGAGTAGGCATCTATCTTACAGTCATGATAGTATGCAGTAAAATTAATACTTGTATCTAAACTTTCTTTTGTTGAATTTAATAAATGTATTGCTGTATCTTTTAATATACTTTCATTAAATGATGTAACAATGTTAACTTGTTTCTCTATACATTCCAAAATTTTTCTCCAATGTTTCTAAGGCTTCTTCAGCTTCAGCTAATTGTTTTATTAATACAATAGAATCTTCTACTATCTTTGGGTGTTCTCCTATTGCTACCGGTTTTTGAAATGCCAAATCAAGTTGATATAATGCTTTATTTACTTCAGCTTTATAATGACATCTCAATGACTTATATAATGTGCTAGTTAATTCTCTCATTGTATTAAGTAATCCTTTTCTCTTGGTATAATACCTTTCATTTGTAACCACCTAGCATCTTCACACCACTTCACAGCATACTTACCTTCAGTAGTTCCTCTAGGTTTCCACTTGGCAAACCAAGGACCACCTGTTGTAAAGTGAACAATCTTAGGTTTCATATCTTCTGGTGAATGACCATCTAGCCAGTTCCATTCTTCTGGTATTTGACCTATGTCTGCCTCTTCATCAGGCAACCATTTAAATGTATGTAACCATCTACCCTTTTCTGTATTAATAGCATCAATACTTAGCTTATCAAGATAATGATGTTCATTGTTAAACATCATAAGACTAGACCAGTTCTTCATATTGTATGGTTCTTGTGCTTGCCCATCCATTTTAATACCTTTGTCTGGTGCATATTTATGATGTACTGCCCACACAGGATAATAATTATCTCTACACATATCAAATAATTCTGTGATATCTCCGTAACAATACATATCACAATCCATATATAAAGATAAACCGGTATATAAACTTAGATGTGGTATAAGAAATCTAGTAAAACTAAAATCAGTAGAGAAAGGTCTACCATCTATCTCATCATACTGCTGATTGCCTATTTTATTAGACTTTCTTCTAAACATACCATTTTTAATTAATGCTTCTTTTTTAAGAGGTACTATTCTCACAGGATTCTTGGCACGTATTTCTATAGAGAACTTTAATACTTCGTATGCGGCATGTTCTCTTGGGTCATAGCCAATATATACTGTGTCCATATCGTTTCTAATTTTCATATTCATATTAGAACTTCCATTCGTAATCAACGAAGAATACACCGGATTCAAAACCACTACCAGGTCTTTGTCTTTCGTATGCTATTTTTAATTTATTATTGTTAGATAATTTTTTAGTAGCATAACTTCTAAACTTAGAACCATTACGTTCATTATCTAAATCATGATAATATCTATATCCTACTGAATCAAACCATGCATCTGCTTTTAATTGCACCACCATTAAACTTATTATTAATACTAAAATTATTCTCATTTACCTTGTCCTTTATATTTTTTATAATTTCTACGTTTATGTTTATTCTTTGGTCTACTTCGTACAGAGTTACCAATAGAAGTAACCTTTTTAAAAAAAGATTTAAACTTCTTTATTGCTCCAACTACTTTTCTTGCCATATAAACATTATAACATAATTTAAAATATAATGCAACAAAAAAATTACATCATATTTAAAGTATTAGCTATTAATAATATACATAGAACTATAACAATATAATCAAGCATAATTTATATATCTACTAACTCACATGAACCTGCAGTGCATGCCAACTCTTGTGAACCTCTAGTGTTATCTTCTTTTTCAAAGTCCTGTAATTTAGCCCAATCTATCTTAGCAGGCATCTTAGATTGTAAAGATTCATACTGCTCCTTATCTATATCTTGATAGGGTGCTTGCTGATAAGTATGGTCTGAGAAAGGTAAGAAAGATACACCAGAAAGATAATCAAAATTATCCCAACACCAGTTACCTACATTTACCCATTCTTCTTCTTTAACAGATATAGTTACTGAAGGTTTATGTTCACACCAATGTTGTGCATAACACTTCCATATCTCTAATTGTTCTATTGCTGACATATCATTTCTATATACAGCAGTATCAGCACAACTCATAGGAAAAGAAAACACTGTAGTGTGGTCTGGCTTCATTACATCCGGCTCGTTTGGTATACCTTGTGATTTCATAAACTCTGTTAGTGGGTCTTTATTATCACCTCTAACTGTACGAATATAATATGGATTGTGTCTAGCATGAATACCGCTAGCACTATCAACTAATTGACTCACTGTGCCAGAAGGTTTAACACATGTAATAGCTGTTGATTGTGGTATGCCTAATTTATCTGCCCACTCTTTATTAGTCACAACAGCTTTATTTTTCATGCTTTGTAATATCTCCGGTAACTTTCCTCTTCTTCTATTTATAATAGAATTATCCATAATACCTGTAAGAGAAACACCAAGCAATCTTTCTTCTTCTGTATTAGTTTGCCATCTTTTTCTAAGGTAACCAAAGTCTGTAAGTGTAGCTTGTATTGTGCCTAGTATAGTAGCAATCTCTATCTTATCATGTAATGTAGCTTCAGTATCCATAGGTCTTACAACTACTTCTGTAAGATTACAAAACTGATTAGGTCTTAATATGATTTCACTACAAGGATTAGTACCAAAATCATAACCTCCATTACGTCTACCATTCTCTCTAGCTTTTTCTTGTGCTGATACTCTGTTGAATATACCTCTCTCCCCAGATTTACTTTCATATAAAGCCAACCACTCTTTCATGAAAATACCTGCATCTGGTTTTTCCGTATATACAACAGAGTTATTCGCTAATGCTCTTTCAGGGTTTGTGTCCCACCAAGCACCAGACTTTGCGACTCTTAATCTTTGGTCTGATAGATTACTCAAAGATATGAGAGCCGACCTTCGCACACCACCTACAACCACAACTTCACCAGTCTTACAAGCAATATCGTGACACTCCATAGTATTTAATTTTCTACCTTTAGCACCTTTAAACTTCTCAATAACAAAATCAAAAAGATTAACTAAAGGTTGTGGACCACTTGCTCTACCACCAAATGTTTTTAATCTTTCTCCAGCAGGTCTTACTTTACTAACATTTATTTTTGGTATTCTACAAGTATAAAGATAAGATATTAAATCTTTAAATGCTCTTGCCCAACCTTCTTTAGAATCAGTAACAGAAACAACATCATCTGTCTTTTCAAACTCTCTATCTGGAATAGTAGGCAATTTATCTACATACTGTCTTTCAACAGAAAAACCCACACCAGTTCCGTTCATTAAGATATAAAGTATTTCATCAAATGCTTTTGGATTATCAATAGGAATATAAGAGCAATTATAACCGGCAATGTTTTCTCTTTCTAATGCTGTACCGGCAGTCATTAGTGCTCTCATAGAAGGCATAACAGAAAGACCAATAATATAATCTTCTATCTTTCTCCATGTCTCACTATCTATTTCTACATTTAAATTTTTCTTTAGATGTATCTGCATAAAATTACTTAACCTGGATACTGTTTCAATCCATGTTTCTCTTCTGCCTTCATCAGGCAACCACCTAGAATATCTAGATAAGTGTATAAAACTTTGATACTCTGTTGGTAAATAATTATTCATCATTATATTCCATCTCCAAAATCATTTCTGCATAGTGTATTACTTTTTCTATATCTTTTCTACCTTCACCTTTTCTTCTATGCCTTGTAACATATTTTATAATATTACCTTCAAGAAAAGTCAAGTCATTACCTACAATATATTCTACAGGTTGTATCTTACAATCTTTATAATGATTACCACCTACCTGTTTTAGTGTAGCTTTTAATGCTTGTTTTTTTAAATCTGTTTTTGTAAAGCCTTTACTCTTTACTGTTTCTTTTATTGCGTTATCCATCATACCCATGTTTGATTGCTCCTCATAGTTTATCATATCTTGATATAGTTTATCAAAGTTTTCTTCATAAGTCAAATCTTTTTTCTTTGTCATCTTCACCTCTTAACACATTTCTTATTCGTTTTCTTAAATATCTTTTATTATCTGCTTTCATTACTTTGTATGCAAATGACCTAGCTTTATTTGGTTTCACTCCTGCCATTTGGCAAACTGATTCAAAGTTCTCACATGTCACTCCTATGCTTGTAAAAAACCAAGATTCTGCTCTAGATTTATTTACTTTATCTTGCGGTGTAACAATATTCTTTGACACATCTAGCAATGCCTGAAGTATTACAGACAAAAACAATCTCTTCTCAGAGCTGTGTGGTTCTGAGTAAAAAATGTTTTCTATCTGTATTATATCAGGTTCGTCTTTCACTTCACTTCTTCTACATTCGGTTCTTTCTCAACGTGTGTGAAATATCTTTGACCAGTCGAATACTTAAAAGAACGAAGTCCTTTACCATCATTAGCATCACTCCAACAATCATGCTTATAATTGCAATACACACAAGCAGTATCGAGCCTATAGTTACCAGACTTTCCATCAGGAATTGCTTCATAACATTTATCTGGAGCCACATCTGACTTAACAACTTTCTTAATCCTTTGTATTCTATCTCCGGCATTTATCATCTCCAATGAATGTACTTTTGTATAACATATTTCTCCTGTTGATTTATTAATAACTAAGAAGCCAGCTTCTTCTACATTGTTTCCTTGAGCATATGCAGATATCTGTGGTATGTAACCAAAAGGGTCATCACTTGATAAGTTATTATATTTAAATTTACTATAACCTCTACCTGATGCACTCTTACAATCTACTAACACTCCATCAATAAAACAATCTTGGTGTCCTTTTACTCCTTCTACTTCAACTTGCTTTTGTTGTTGTGTTACTTTGTGTCCGGCAATAGAAGATAACATAATTAATAATTCCTCTAGTATATAACCATAAAGAAATTTAATTCTTGTACTAGGTGCTAAAGGTATATTATGTGGTTTTTTAAAATCATACCACAGTTGCCTATCAGGTCTACCTATTGTTGATAATCTTAATCTAGGTTTATCTTCAGGTCTTTGTTTTAGAAAATCTTTTACATGTATCTTAACTGTTTTAGCAAACGTATCTATACATTTATCTACTTCTTTTTCCGTTAAGTTCTCATTCTTCTTTTCGAATAAATTATATATATCTTCTACTAATGTATCTATTTTTTTCATAATGTGTCGTGAGAGCTTTGCATGCGTAAGACAAAGCTCCCACTATTCCTTATTAAGAGGCAAAAGGAATTTTTTCACCACCTGTTTCACCAGATGCGTAACCATCAGAGACGACATCAAAGTCTTCTCTTTCTTCGTAAGGAATTAAATCAACAACCTGAATCTTTTTTAGGTCTGCAGATACTCCTTCCTT